GTGCAGATAGACAAGCAAAGACCATAACTGTTGGAGGAAAAGAATATGGACTAGTTGAAATATCACCAACTGATATTAGACCACGCGGTGGACAACGAATCGTTGTTCCTCAAGCAGTATTAGGAGAACGTGGTATAGGAAACTATATGGGTATTTTAGCAGGTGATAGAGTATTTGTTATAAGTAAGAATTAAGGAATATAATGTTAGCCGACAATTTAAAAATATTATTAGCAAGTACACAATCATTTGCTATTAAAACACAAAACTTTCATTGGAATGTTGAAGGTAGTAACTTCCCACAATATCACGCATTCTTTGATACATTATACGGAGATGTAAATGCTACTATTGATCCCATTGCTGAATATATCAGAATACTAGGTCAATATACTCCTGGTAGTTTGTCACGTTATACTGAACTAAGTATCATTCAAGACCAAACTAAAGTGCCAAGAGCAGAACTCATGTTTGTTGAATTACTACAAGATTGCGAAACACTGGGTCAACTTGTTGTTTCTATGTTTGATGAAGCAACGACTGAACGTCAACAAGGTATTGCTAACTACATGGCTGAACTACAAGACTTATATGGCAAGAAAGCGTGGTTTATTCGTTCGACATTAAAGAGAGAACGTGAGTAATGAAGGCGAAGGAAGTATATAAGGGTTTCAAAACTTATTCTGCTAAGATATTAGTCAAGAACCCACATTATTCCGTTCATATGGATGCCATCGTAAACGCCAAAGATGTAGCGCAAGCAAGACAACTTATTAAACTTCAATACAATGTAGACGATGGCAGAATCGGTACTATAAAAGAAATCAAATAATGAAGCAGATATTAATAATGCTACTTATATTAGCATCAACACATGCATTTGCATGGACACAACGACAACCATTACCAGTACAAGCATGTCAAGTACACAGCCCATATGGATTTGCACAAACACAAAAAGAATCACAGCCTATTTGCCGCGAAGCATATCTTGTAGCATACGATGCCAAAGCAAAGATACCAGTCTATGTGGCATATACATTAGAGCCATCTAAAGCATTAGGATGCTTACCAAGAACAAACGCATTCGTAGCTGATCAATCAATTCAAGGTGGTGCAAAGCCCGATGACTATGCAGGCACGGGATATGATAAAGGTCATGCCGCACCCGACGGTGACTTATCTTGGAATCAACAAGTCGAATATGAAAGTTTTTTAATGACTAACATGTATCCACAACATGGAAGTTTGAATCGTGGCATATGGAAACTATTAGAAACAAGCATTCGTGGATGGACAGTACAATTGAATCAACCATTCACTATTTTTGTTGGTGCATATTATAGTGCTAATAATGAAAAGATAGGTAACGGTGTAGTTGTGCCTCACGGTTATTATAAAATTGTTATTAATAATACCACTAAAGAAGTTGCTGGTTGGCAGTTCCCTCATACTAAGCCGTATGTTAATTTAGGAAATGACCTAACTAAGTTTCGTTCTCCAATTGCACAGATACAAGAATATGCAGGTGTGAAGTATCATTTTCCTGCAAATGCTAAAGAATTACAACCTGGTAAAGAATGGGCAGTTAACTACGGTGCATTAACCACCAATAAGCGCGCCAAATGTAAGAATAGTACAGACTAAAGATAAATATAGATATAATAGGAGAATATTTATGATAACAAAGCTAGGTAAAACTGATAAAACAAATCACATGTTTGTATGTGAAAACGAGTTCTTGTTTTTAGAAGACTGGGTACTGCAAACTAAAGGTCTAGAATTTTTTGAGCGTTGGAAATTACTTGAACAAAGTGATTCAGGCGCAATCGCTGTATACAATGAATGGATAGCAGAAAATGGCATCACTCATACTATGACGGAAGACGAATAATCGTTTAGTTGAATGAGATTTGGGGAGATTTTATCAGAATCAGCAATACATAAACTAGCAAGAAAATTGCCTAGTTTAGAAAAGCACGACTATACTACTCTAGATAGACTACTAAAAACGGTAGCCAAACAACACAATCTTACCGGAAAAGCACTACATGACTTATTTGTTAAAAAATTTCATATAACGCCGAGTCAGTTGAGTAAGGATAAGATTGATGAGAATGATGTTGATTCTGAATTACAGGGTGAAGTTGACAAATTCTGCGAATGGGCTTGTCAACAACTTCATGTACAAAATAAACCCGATATTGAATTGAGCATGGATACTGAAGAAGCTCAAAATAATCACCATACCGGCGGACATGTCATGGGAGATGATAATATTTGGGTATACGTAAATAATCGCAATCTAGTTGATATATTACGCACAGTATTCCATGAATTGGTACATGTTCGACAAGGTGAGTTGAACATGATATCATCGGGAGACAGTTATCCCGGTAGCCCGATTGAGGCAATGGCAGATATGCTAGCAGGCAAATATATTAAAATCTATGGTGAAAAGAACCATAAAATTTTTCAATAAATCTCACCCTGTAATGATACTTGATTTATAATTTAATTTATAATAGTGTGTATAAATAGTTTATCATGCTAAGTTATACTTTATTCAAAAATACCACAACCGTTCAAGTTAAAATTAAATTATTAGACACTAATTTTGCAAATAAGTGGAAAGATTATTTAGTTAGAACTATTAAACGATTGCCCAATCTTGCTTGGAAGCCCGGGTATAATCCCATGGTTAGTAATGGAACAATAAACCCATTAAACAATTTTAAAAAGTTAAAAGAATCATTTGTGTTATTACAAAAACATTATGGTACTGATTATTCATTTGAGATTAATGAACTAGATAACTTAATTCAGAATCCAAAAAAATTAACACAATCACATTTAAATTTGTGGAACTGCCACTTCACTACAAATTCTATGGAATTTGTTATAAATCTAGAAACAAATCATTTAATACCCCATACTGACACACCGGATGATGTTATCTTTGCAACCATACATATGTTAAATCAATGTACACATGCGTTAGCACCTATTACACATCAGAATAATGTACGCAATGTGCCCCTGAAAAATAAAGCATTTTACAATGTCCGTTCGGCAGATGCTATCAATTTAGATGACAGCGCATCGTTATGGGGTGATGGTATGATTGAAGGCCCCGGGGAAGATTTTACATTTGACAATGAATATCATCACACTGTTTGGATGGCAGATGATATTCAAGGTAAGGATCACTTTAGATGCTGGTACGATGAAGATGACGCATCTAAGGATTATGTACGTGGTAATATGTTCATGTCTCCGAACGTAATGCTTGATCCAGATATGATCTACGCCACTACAATGGATACTCCAGAATTTAAACAATTTGTCATCGATTCTAAAAAACCAATTAATAGATATCCAATTGGAAATATAGTTGATGTTGACAACATAAATTGGGATGTTTTTAAAAGAGGTAAACTAATCTCTATTGTTTTGGACGGTGAAACATTGTGGGAATCATCATAAAAAATTTCCGTATTAACTAGACAACTAAAATTGTTTGTGTTATCATACATGAATGATTAAAATTACAGTACCATTACCCAAACAAATCACAGTCGCTTGTAGCGGCGGTGTCGATAGTATGGCAGTTGTTGATTTTCTAAGTCGCAAGCACGAAGTTACAATTGCTCATTTTAATCACAGAACACAAAACGGTGAAAAAGCCAGTGAGTTTGTTTCTAGATATTGCGGTGATAATAACATTGTTATGCTATATGGATCACCTCGCAGTCAAAAAGGTAGTAGAGAAAGTCAAGAAGAATATTGGCGCAGAGAACGCTATGAGTTTTTAAGTGGGCTAGGTCCAGTAATCACTTGTCATCACTTAGATGATTGTGTTGAAACATATATTTGGTCAAGTCTTCATGGTACACCCAAAGTCATTCCATTAACACGTAACAATGTATTACGCCCATTCTTAACTACAAGAAAACAAGAGTTCATCTATTGGTGTGAAAGTCATAATGTACCCTGGATTGAAGATGAATCAAACAAAAACTCACGCTATACCCGTAACTACATTCGCAACGAATTAATGCCTCACGCATTGCGAGTTAACCCGGGATTACATACTTTGGTAAAAAAAGTTGTTGAAAAGCAACGATAATTCGTGTATACTTATATTTCAAGGAGAAATTATGTCAGATTACAACAGAACCTTTAATGGTGACGCAAAGATTAAATTAACGCAATTGATTAACGAGGGCATGACAGTTATGCACGAAATTGATACATTGAATGGTGGTTTAACAGATACTATCAAAGCAGTAGCAGAAGAATTGGAAATCAAAGCCAGTACTTTAAAGAAAGCTATTCGCATTGCACATAAAGCAAGTCTCGGTCAGACTAACAAAGACCACGATGAACTCAACACTATCTTGGAAACTGTGGGCAAAACACTTTGAGTTACGTTGACGCTATTCACAGTAGGGATGAGGATCGTATCTACGTTGTAGAAAGGGATAATAACGGCAAGCGTCAATACAAAGAATACCCCACTAATTATGTACTATACTATCCCGATCATAAGGGAAAGCAACGTAGTATTTATGGTAATCCAGTCTCACGATTTAGCACACGCAAACGCACAGAGTTTGAAAAAGAAAGACGCATCCATTCAGG